CGGAGTATTACCCGAAGGGGTACTATACGTTCTCCACCCGAGCACGGCTGCATGTGTTCTTGGGGCAACGGCTGGATTATGAGATTCCACCCGAACGGCGTTTCTTTGTCCGCGCGATAGGGGCGTTCTATGAAATCAGCACGTGCGACATGTACCTGATCAGCGCCTTCGGCAACCGGAGCCTGCAACCGCGGGATTTCCTGCGTTTCTCGTTCGGGTTGAAGTTCCGGATTTTCTAAGCAACCCTCCCCATGAAAGAATTGTGATAAAAATAAGGGGGAAAGTTGCCGTTTTCCGGAATCTATTTCGTACTTTTGTGGCTTGAAATGCGGCTGAGTAGTTCAATGGATAGAACGGAAGTTTCCTAAACATTGAACACGGGGCAACGACACTAAAAAGATGAGGTGAGCCGGATTCACCGAGTGAACATTATCCGGCAATCCTCTTAAAATTACATAAGGCTCTGTAGTTCAACGGATAGAACGGCGGTTTCCTAAACCGCAAATATGGGTTCGATTCCCATCGGAGCTACTTTTTAGCCCACCTTTTTAACAAGGGTGGGCTTTTTCTTTTCCGCATTTACAGCAAAAAAAGCCTATCTTTGCGGTACAAAGTTCTACAAATGTTCTACAGAGATTATATATATGGCTACATTCAAAGCGGAAGTATATGCCCACCAAAAGAAATCAGACGGGACATATAACATAAAGATAAGGGTTACGCACAACAGGCAAAAGAGGTATCTTGCCACCACATACTATGTGACGAAAGAAGATCTTACCCGTGCGTTGAAATTGAAAAACCAGAAGTACATAGACCTCACAGATCAGCTTGTGAAAAAGTACCGCAACATCTGTGATCGTGCCGGGGAAAGGCTGAAAGATATGACAGTGGATCAGGTTGTGGATCTTATCACCTCTGACACTGGAGAACACTTTGATCTTGATATTGTGGATTACGCCCGGAAGTATATCCAGAAACTCCGTGATAGCGGACACAATGGAAACGCAAACTCATACGAAGTGGCAATAAACAATCTGGTGAAGTTCGTTGGCAGGGATAAGATAAGCATACATGAAGTAACATCACGCTTCATTGAGGACTGGATAAGGTGGATTGCATTGCAACCAGCCGGAACTAACAGGAAAAAAGGAGAAAGGGCGCAATCATTGTACCCGAGCCAGCTAAGAGCCATACATAACCGTGCAAAGGCAGAATTTAATGATGAGGACATGGGAGTTATACGAATACCATATTCTCCGTTTAAGAAAGTAAGGCTGCCGAAGATCCCGGTAACACGCAAAAGGGCATTGGATGTTGTGACTATGCGGAAGTTGGCGGAGCTTCCATATACGGAGATAATGCAACCGGGTAAAAACAGGTTCAATCTGGCAAAGGATGTGTTTTTGTTGAGTTTCGCACTGGTTGGAATGAATGCCGTAGATTTGTACTACTGTACGGACTGCAAAAATGGTCGCATAACTTACCAGAGGACAAAGACGAAAAACAGAAGAGCGGACGGTGCGGAAATATCAATCAAGATAGAGCCGGAGATACAGGCTTTGGTGGATAAGTACCGTGATCCGGCTGGTGAGCGTGTGTTTGGATTCTACCATTGGTATAGCCGGATGGATTCTTTCAGTGCTGCTTTGAACTATGGGTTAAAGAAGATAGGCAAGATAATCGGAGTTGATGATCTGGAATTTTACGCAGCCCGGCACTCATGGGCTACAATAGCCAACAATGAGGCAGGAGTTGATAAGTACACCGTTCATACTTCGCTTAACCATGTGGACGAAACAATGAGGGTGACTGACATCTATATAAAGAAGTCATGGGACTTCATAGACAAAGCTAATCGCAAGGTTCTTGATACCGTCAAACTAAATATCGGATCAGTGGATGAGCCAGTATATTTGCCTAAGCAAAAAAGGATTTTGCCTAAGCAAATTTCTGAAAGTGATTTATAATCAGTAGTTTTGTTTTTGCGTTT